ATCTGGCTCCCAGATGTTGACAGACTGCTGTTGTGATTGTCTGGATTATGCTTGTTATACACGTGCCAATACGGAATATAATCTAGCTGGTATATCTTCTTCAGCAGATCATCATTCCCTTTTTTGTTATTAAATTCAATGTAAAGGAATGGCTTGTGTTCTTTCAGTAGCTTCTTTGAGCCTTCGAGCACATCTTGCTCAAGCCCTTCAACATCGAGCTTAATTAAATCAAACCTTGCAAGATCAACAAACTTATCCAGTGTGATTAGTCTTGTATGAATTCCTCTATCTAACTCTGCATTCAGTTTGAATTCACCGTAGTTAACCTTCTCTCCGTGAAACGGATTGATATTAACCATTCTCATCTCACCTTCGCTTGAAGCTGCACCGGCGTGAATTTGAACTACGTTGTAGCATCCGTTCAACAACAAATTAGAATTTAATATCTGAAAGATGTAAATTTGAGGCTCGATTGAAATCACATTACCCTTGTGACACTTCTTTGCAAAGTAGACAGAGTGCGTACCGATGTTAGCTCCGACATCGATTACGTTAGAATTTTCTGTGAGGAATAGATCAAAGAAGTTGAGCTCTTGTTGGGCCCACTCACCGTAGTAGTGAAGGCAAGCTCCGATTGGATCGTCGTTTTTAAAGAATACGAACCTACCTTGTTTCGCTTCAGCTTGAGCAAGTATGTTTTCCATAATATATTCTAATAACTGTTTTTTGATTTAATCACTCTACCTCGATGCCAACCATCCGGCATGGAATCGTCTTTAAAAATAGATTTTGAACTAATACCATCCGTAATCCAAATCTTACCATATTGAGAATTTTGATCACCTTGTTGATGTCTTGTCTCTTTAAATTTTTGTTTCTTTCTTTCAATAGCGTCTTGCGTGTTCATTTGGTTGGTATTTGATTTGTACCCTCGTCTCTTTTTTGTCTCAGCGGCTTTTTTAGATGCTGCTACTCGACGTTCAGGTGACATATACAAAGATCTCCAATTTGGCCCATACTTCTTTTCAAGAATCTGGTTTGTCCTTGAACGCCCTAACTTAGCTGTCTCTGTGTTAGTGAACCCCTGCAGACCCTGCTCATTAATATAATCAAATCCACCAAATCCACCAGTCTTTAGGTTATAGGTGTTCTCAAGAGCTAAAAAGTCATCATTAACTATATCTGCCTCTTTTGCATACATTTCTTCTGGTGTGTCAAATACAAACAGAATATCTTTTGTAAAGTTTTCAATTCCGTACTTTTCAATAGCATGTTTCAGATACTTTCCTGATCCCATGTAGCTGTCATTCAAATCTTTGGTCTTATGTGATCCAATGTAGATCTTACCATCGATTTGATTTGTAATCTTATAAATTGTGTAGTACATAAAGTTTTCTCCATGTACTTATTTATAAGAGTTCGAGTCTTGACTTCGACTCAAGGGTTGCGGAGGGTGGATTCGCACCACCGACATCCGGATTATGAGCCCGGCACTCTACTCCTGAGTTACCCCGCAGTTAATTGTAAATGTTTTCTGTGCACTTTGCACATGATCCAAGAGTTGTAGTATTTAGTAGGGTTTGCAAGAACATCAAACTGGTACTGATACTTGGCCTCGTAGTACGTACACTCACCTTTGTTCTTACATAATCTTAGTATTTCACGTTTGAAGTTAACTATTCCAACTATTTCAATATCCTTCAGCAATTCATCATTGGAGCCGTAGTAAGTTTGCCAATCGGACTCTGCTTTGAATCTCTTTTTCTTACCCTTAACTTGTCTGGTTTTCATCGAATAAAATAGTTTCTTTCCTATGTACTCTCGGCCGGACACAGTGTTGGTTATCCTGTAGACGAACCCGTAACACCCTTCTGGGATCATTGTAACAGGACCATCTTCAAATGTCCACATCAGTCAGCTAGTCTATCTTCATCGTAAAACTCTTCGTCAAAATCTCCGTCTAACTCAGGATCAATAACTGATCCACAAAACGGACAATAAGAAATCTCTTCATCAATATTATACCCTTCTACAGAAAAGTCTGCTTCACACATTCTACAGCTGTGGGATTTTGTTTCAATACTCATCAATAAACTCCTATAATTTTATTTCAAGACTACTGCTTGTCTTTTCTTCTCCTGCTCCTAGCACGCAAGCTAACCTGGAATCATACTCAATCATAGTCCATGACCTTGAATCCTTATTTGCCAAAAGCGTGATATGAGTGTTGTGAACCGTCTTACCAACCCAAATAGGTGTCTCTTTATGATTGTCCAAAAAATAGTTCATTACGTTTTCCACTTCTGAACATTTCATTGGTTTTGTTAATTCAACTATCCCCTGGGCGTTGGCTATAGAGCTTATGAAGCAGAATAGGAACGCCATTACTGTCTTATTCATAATGGCTCCTTAAAAAGAAAAAGGGGCATAAAGCCCCTTTTGTTGGTTGCTATACAAAAGTATATAGTATCAGAAACTTCTGGTATATTGCAAACGCCAGCCATCCTTTTCCTCATCACCCCATGTACGGCTCCAGCGAACTGCAACAGCATCTTGTTTAGTGATTGCATATCCTACAGCAGCATGCGCACGTGTTGATTGATATTTGTTTGCAGTGTCAAACGCATTGCGATAACGACCACCAACATCACCAGTCAAACCAGCAAACAACGGAACCTTAACGCCTGCATCTAGTGCATAGTGGCTAAAGTGTGATGAGCTAGAGATTCTCTCACCTAGTCTACCACCAACGTACACTGGACCAAACGATTTCTTAACACGAGCTTCCAGGCCCTGTGTAATGGAACCGTTTCCAAGTTCTGCTTGGCTGTTTTCCATTTTAATACTGTAATCAACACCGCTAGCTTTTGTACCAACAACAATTGCTTCTTTGATGTTTGATTTTTCAGTTACGCGGTTTGTCTCATCAGAGTACTCAATAGAACCATAACCTTGTGCGTATACAGTACCAGTTGCAATAAAACTAACAATCAACAATGATTTTAAAAACTTCATATTACTCCTTTTATTATCAGGCCGCCTTGGCCCATACATTTGACCAATCTCCAGACAACGCACCTTTTGCATAATCAGTTGCCCGATTCTCAAAGAAGTTTGTATGTGTAGGAGCATTGATCATCTCTTCTACCCACGGTAGTGGGTTTCTCTTCACCTTGAATATTCCCTTCAATCCAAGGCTAATTAATCGACGATCAGCAATGTAACGAATATATTGCTTAACGTCTGCGTTTGTCAGGTTCTCCATTGTGTTACTAGAGAATGCAAGATCAATGAAGTTATCTTCAAGACTAACCATTTTCTCTGCAATAGAATAGATCTCACCTTTCAACTGATCATTCCAGATATCTCTATTCTCTTCAACAAAAGTACGGAATAGTTTGATCATTGACTCTGCATGCATTGTTTCATCAACAATCGACCATGTGATGATCTGGCCCATCCCCTTCATCTTTCCGTGACGAGGGAAGTTGAGTAGCATAATGAAACTCGAGAAAAGTTGCATCCCTTCCGTGAAAGCAGAGAATGCTGCAATCTGTTGCGCTATCGTTGTCGCATCCTGGCCCGCAAGAGACAAGAAATAATCGTGCTTGTCTTTCATCTCCTTGTACTGCAGGAACTCGTCGTATGTCGAGTCCGGCATTCCTAAAGTCTCGATCAAATGACTGTAGGCAGCCACATGAAGTGCTTCCCTTGCCGCAAAACCAGTCAACATCATTCGAATCTCTGGTTGTGGGAAGTAGGGCAGATAGTTCTTCACGTATCCTCCAGCTACGTCCACGTCTCCTTGCGTGAAGAACCTGAAGATGTTTGTCAGGAACATCTGTTCCGATTTGTTTAGTTTGTTTTTCCAATCTTTGACATCCTCTAGCATCGGTACTTCTGTATGTAACCAGTGACTCTGCTCATGCTTCAACCAAGCATCGTATGCCCATGGATAGTTGAATGGTTTGAAAGAGTTTCTCTCATCCGTCAGTTTTAGTTTTTTCTTTGTTACCATTTATACCTTTATTGTTGTTATTAGTTCGTCAACGAGAACATCCTTAGGAACATTACCACCAACTCGCTTGAGGATGTTATTATTTTCATCAAGCAAAATCAAATGAGGAACACCTCTGATTCCATATTCTACAGCTGCAGCTGTGTTCTGATCAACATCTATCACTTCAATCGGGTACGGAAACTCAATTGATTCCATAGTTTTTGATAGATTCTTACATGGTCCACACCATGATGCTTCAAATTTTAGTAGTCTCATATATTTCCTATCTTACTGGCCAGTGTTTGTTAAATTTCTCAAAGTAGAATGTCAAGTCTTCGAGCTCATCATCATAGTATTCTCCAACATAATCAGATTTAATGATAGAGTGAATGTTTTCCATCATCGTAACTAAGGTAATACGTTCTCGAGGAATATTTAAGTTGCCGAATTCTTCCAGGATCCACTTCCAATTTCCCCCACGAATGATTCCTGCCTCAACAACAACAAATCTTTGATAATTGAAGTGCTTTAGTTGCCATTCCATATCATACTGAAATTTTGATCGAACATAGTCGTAGGTTTCGCCTGGATATGTTACTTCAATAGGAATAACTGGAATAATCTCTCCTCCAACAGACCAGGAGTGAGCAAGGTGCATTGCTGCAGTCCCTGCAAAATCAACACTGGCTTGTATAACAGCTGTATTAGATGGATGAAATAACCTGTTATCGACTATTGTTTCAAGTTTGTTGATTAGCTCTAGCTCTTTCTCTCTTGTGATAAAGTGAAGTGGTCTATTTTTCATAAAATTTAAACTGTAAAACTACTACCACAGCCACACGTTTGCTTGGCATTTGGGTTTTTGATAATGAATTCTTTGGTCATCAGCTCGTCCTTATAATCAATTGTAGCTCCCTGTAAGTATTGCATACTCATTGCATCAACCATTATATCAAACTTGCCAAGACTTACGTGGAAATCATCTTCATTGGTTTCATGATCAAAAGTAAATCCATAACTGAATCCAGAACAACCACCACCCTGGACATACACCCTCAGCCCTTTGATTGAAGAATCATTTTCGTCAATGTATAGGTCAGTAATCTTTTCTTTTGCTTTATCTGAAATTGATATCATCTATCTTTCCATAAGTTGGTTAACAACATCTAACAGTTTTGGTTGATGATTAGTATGTGCACCTTTGAGATAAGAGTAGCTATCATACCACCACTTCTCTGCTTCGGGATGACAACCAATCAATCCAATGTTACCTTGAATTGCAGCCATTATATCATCATTAGAATACTTAGCAATTAATTCAAACTTACTGTAGTCTCCTACAATAGCACATCCATCATAAAAGAACATATGAGTACGTTCACCGTGCCAATACACTTTCAAGTTCTTTGCGTGAGGTCTTTTGGTGTCTGTGTTTGGCTGCTTAATATATTGAACGGTATCGATTCCGTCTAAGATATCTAGGTAATGACTGCCAGCCCAATAAGCCCCCATGCAAATCCCAACATATTTACCACCATCAGCAACAAACTTTCTGACTTTTTCAGCATTATTTTTAAATAGTTGGTAGAATGTATCCGCATCACCTATTCCGCCAGGAACAATTACCATATCAACGTCATCAAAGAAACAATCTTCAACTTCGTTTTTTGAGAATAACTTAATTCTATAACGACCCTCAAGTGTATTGATTACAGCATTACAGCACTGTACAGAGCACTTGGGATCATAGACGAACAGTGCAATTGTTTTCATTACTCACATGCAAGGCAGCCATCATATTCTGGAGCTGCAAGTGCTTTCAGATCAATCTCTTCAATTACTTTTCTTTCAATCTTCTTTGATACCTTATCAGCCTTGCCAATCTTTTCACTTCTGCAATAGTATAAACTTTTTAAACCACTACGCCAGGCAAGAAAATGGACTGCATGCAAATACTTGATATCAACATCTGGTCTAAAGAATAGGTTGAGTGACTGAGCTTGATCAATATATTCTTGTCTATCTGCAGCGTGTTGAATCAACCAACGTTGATCGATCTCCATTGACGTCTTGAACACATCCTTCATCCAGTCATCAAGGATATCAAGATGCTGTACTGATCCATCGTTTGCAATGATGGAAGACCAAATATCACTATAATGATCTTGATCTTTTGCAAGGTCTCTGATGATCTTGTCAAGCCATCTATTCTTATTCAGAGAAGATCCGGAAAGAGTGTCTTGACGATAAGCGTTAGCCCGAAATGGCTCAATACTAGGACTAGTATTCCCCATGATAATACTAGAAGAAGCGTTAGGAGCAATTGCCATGAGGTGACTAAAGCGAAGTCCTGTACCTTCTGCATCAGGCGCTTCACCTCTTTCACTACCGAGTTGAAGGTTTGCTTCATCTAAGTTTTCTCTGATATGTTTGAAGATTTGTTTGTTTCTTCCGACTGCCATTGCACTTTCCCACGGGACGCTGTTCTTTTGGAGATAAGCATGAAAACCGAGAGCGCCAATACCAATGCTCCGTTCACGGCTAGCGGAATATCTTGCCCTTTCCACGCTATCAGGAGCATTATCAATGAAATACTGAAGGACGTTATCGAGCATCTCTGCAATGTCCCGAAGAAAAAGCGACTCATTTTTCCAATCATCATAATACTCCAAGTTAACAGAAGACAAACAACAAACAGCAGTACGGTCTCTATCTGTTGGTAGAATGATTTCAGAGCAAAGGTTAGACTGACGAATCTTCAGTCCTCTGTCTTTTAACCACTTTGGCATCTTCTCGTTTGAAGTATCAATGAAATGCAAGTATGGTTCACCAGTATGCATTCTCAATTCAAGAATCTGTTGCCAAAGGTGTTTAGCTGATACAGTGTCTCTTACAGTTCCGTCGTGTGGATCAACCAAGTCCCAGCTATCATCTGCTTCTGGATCCAACATACACTTCTCTATGATTCGCATGAAGTCATCTGTGATGTTGATGCCGTGATGCAAGTTAGGAGCTCTCATATTGGGATCTCCGGTTGGCTTTCTCATGTCAAGAAAGATAGGAAGATCTGGATGATCAATATTGAGATACGCAGCATAGCTACCACGACGAGTACGACCTTGACGATAAGCAAGAGAGGAAGCATCGTAGATACGGAGGTGAGGCATCACACCAGTACTCTTTTCATCAGCAGAACGAATACCAAATCCAATCCCAACACCGCCGCCTAGCATACTCAACCAATTCGTTTCTGATAGGTTATCTACAAGACCAGCAGAGCTATCGTGCATATAGTTGAGGAAGCAAGAGATTGGCAATCCCTTTTGTGTTCTCCCGAACGATAGAATCGGCGTAGAATACGATAACCAGTGTTTGCTGGCATAGTCATATAGACGCTGTGCATGAGCTGGATTACTTCCGAATGCACGGGATACGAACGCGAATCTTTCTTGTGGAGATTGTTCTGTATCCAACATATACGATTCTCTAAGTCGTTTCAGTCCGTGTTCATCAAACAAGCTGTCTTTACTATAATCTACCTCTATTTCAAAATTATTCATTATGTCTTGGTTTCTAACGACAGAAAGATGTACCATTGGATTTAACCTCTTATTATTATGCTTGTTGAAATGTTATTTAGACGTAAAGTCTGTGACCATTGGAAATATTTCTGATATTGCCTTGGCGCAGGCAAGAGCTATTTCCATATGTTCTTTTTGTGTTCCATTACTGCTTCTCAATTCAATGTAATGGATCCATGATCTAATTGTACCATTCATATAAAGACGAGAAACCGTCATTCCTTCCGGTAAAACTGCTCTTGCCTGCTCTTTTGCTATCCCGTTATCGATCGCCCATTGATACGCTTCTTTTACAGCGTACAATACACGTTGCTGAGCACGTATCCATCCTGTTGCAATGTTTCGTGCTTCTCTGTTATCCTCAATCAGCTCTATGCTATTTTGTCTATTTGACTTGTCCTGCAGTCGAGCCTCTCGTATAACAAACGCATGCTCGAGCTCTGCCGTTGGGTCAGCGTAACGTTGGGAAAATTCCTGAAAAGAAAAGCTGCGATGTCTAAGCATTTGTCGTGCAATGTCTCGGGTTGTTGTGATTTCGAGACAGGCTGAGACCATTTCAAAGGGGCTCCAGTGCTTGTGTTTTGCAAGATATCTAATGAGTCGTTCTGACGTTTCAGTATTTGCCTGGTTGCCTGGATTTGATACCCTTGCGCAGTATCCGATGAGATCTTGTATATCATTGCAGAATACCTCTTCCTCTGAGTTCAAAGCTGGTTTTGAATAACTTATTAACTTCACTTCCATACATCTTCTTTCCATTGTTCTGTTTGTTCAAATTTCAGCTCC